GTGTCTACGTAAGCAGGGTTATCAATAACGCCCCCTGTCATAAGCGCTGCGGGTACACCAGCTAGTAATGGTCGTTGGCTTACAAAAATACCAATTGCACCTGTCTGATTAGGCACAGTTGATTTAGTCACAATCGTTAAAGAGTCTGTGATTTTTGTTACAACAATTTCACTATCAATAACAATATCACCATTATCAATGTCTGTGCCAATTGCAATTAATCCATCGTGCGCCCCTGTAAATGGCCCCCATGGGCCTGCTGCTGCATAACCCGCAAATGAGCCGTTTGCCGCCGTAACCCCAAGAAATGCTACGCCGCCACCTGTTGCGCCTGATGCTGCAACTGCACAATTTTTTAACGCACTATTAGGGTTAGCGGAATTAATTAAAATTGCACAGTCAGCCGTAAAACCATAGTTGGAAGTAAATCTAGCAGCACCCCCGCCATTGTTAGTCGCCCATGCGTTTTGTACATTTAGCCCATAAATTGTTTGGCTGTTTTGAAAGATATATACTGCATTTGTATAACTAGGATTATTAACAAATAAACCTTGGCTTGTGTTGCCAATAGTCATATTACCTGCCGTAACTGACCCTAAGTTAGCGGTAATAGCTGACAAACTGCCGACTTTTAATGATGACAAATAAGGCACGTTCCAAACGGTTTGGTTTGTTGTAGTACTATAAATGCCGTCACTTTGGTATAACGACTCACCCGCTACTAAGTGCAGGTGGNGTAGCCCCCCANACCGTACCTGCNCCCCATGACCCGTTNGGTGGAAACGATGTGNTNCCAGTTGTAGTAATCGTAGCAGGTGTTGACGCTAAAGTACTAAGNGTGGTTTTGCTATAACATACACGCGCTGATGCGCCTGTTGTGCCTGTCGCACCCGTTGCGCCGTCATCACCGTTTGTCCCTGCATAACCACGAGCCGTAATACTTGCTGTTACCCAATTAATTGTAGAGGTTGTGACAGTTGCAGATTCCAACAATGATACAGTTGCGCCCCAAAGCGTAAAGCCTGGGCTTGGGCTTGCAGGTGGCGTTAATGACCAACCGCTTGGGGTAGGTGTAAACGTACCGCTTGACCATGTGTAAGTAGACGTTCCGCTAGGTGCTGCGGGAATGCTAATCGCCCATTGAAAAACAGTAGGGGTTGCAGATTGAACGCCTGCTGCGCCATTTAAAGACACCGCAGCAATCCCGACACCAGATGTCCAGTTAACTGTTGAGGTTGCGTCTGTGCCAGGTGCGATAAGCTCTTTGCTTGCTTCCCATAAATAAATGTTAGGTATGCTTGGGTTTGCGGGTATTGTCGTAGTCCAACCGCCCCCACCCGTGTAAGACGCATTAGTACCTGTCGCCCAAGTGTAAATAGATGTGCCACTAGGACTAGCTGGGGTAGCAGTTGACCATTGATACAAATACGCTTGCGTTGTCTTGATGCCAGGATCGCCCTGCTCAACAAAGTTAAATTGAACCGCTGTTGCCGCGCTTTGTGTCACTAGCCCTGAATTGTCTTTATAACGAACAGGCACGGTTAATGTAGCCGAGTTAGAAGACATTGCCGTAGGTATTGGAAATAAAGCAGCTAACCCTGAAACGCTTGGGTTGCCTATCGTTATATTTGTTTTAACAATGTCGCCATAACCCGTGGTGCTTGAACCACCAATGCGATAGGTGTTGTTAATAAATGCGCTGTCTGTGTCTGTTTGCGATGCAACAAATTGGGTTTGCCCTAATGCCGTAGACCCGTTGAGGCTTGCAATAGCGTTTGTAAAAGTTGCTGTCGTACCATCGTAAGGTACAAGAATGGCTGCGGGGCTAAACGTTGGAAAAAAAGTACCCGCTAAATTAGTCGGCCCCCAAGAGTAAACTGCGCTAACAGGCGAAAAATTAGATTGCGTAATTTCGTTGCCGACCTTGTAAGCAAAGTAATAAAACCCAGTTGGCAAAGATAAATCGGTAAATACATAATTTGTATTGTTAATAAATGCTTCTGAATTAATTGGCGTTTGATAATCTAATAACGACCAATCGGTAGCAGTTGGAGTAGTGCTAGTTGTGTAATACAAAAAGACTGACGTAACGCGCCCCGTCACGGGTATAAACATTTGCACACCAAACGTAGGCACAACTGCATCGGGTAAAGGGCTAACAACAAATGGGGCTGTTAATGCGCTAAAAAAACCACCTGCGACTAAACCCGAATTGGGTGCAGGGGCAAACTGCGTGATGTCAAAATCGTCATACACTTGAGCGTTGTATTCAGCTAATTGAATTTGTGCGCCTAAGTTTCCGTCTTCCATTGAAGCTTCACGTACTTGCATAACTCGAAACAGCTTGGCACTCCACCCATAATAAGCGTTTGTGACACTTACAACGTCACCTGCATTAACCTGTATGCCATCGTATGTCGTGTTGATAGTCAGGTTTAAATCTTCTCTAGCTTGTTCTAACAGTCTGTTAGCTAAGTAATAAGCCTGAACGCTGTTGTTGACTAAGTCGTAGTTTAAGTTTGTTTTGTTAACTGGTTCATTTGGGTAAAGAATACTAGTTGGCGTTTCAATATACACATAACTATATTGATCACGGTTTTGCCCATCTGGAAACTTGGCTTCAATTTGATTAATTGAGCTTGTGATATCTATACCGCCAACCGTCATTGCACCAATGATATTTGAGTCATCAAATGAATAAGAGGCTGTTTCTGCCTTGTTGATAATAACTTCCCATTTACCGCTTGTCTCTTGGTACGACATCCAACAATCACACGCCGTCATAATGTGGTCAACGTTTTGCAACACGCTTTGGTTAGTATCTAAGACGCCATTTATTCTGTACCGTGGTTGAGTTAACAACGTACCACCCTGATCACGGAACGTAATAAGTTGATCTGCATATACATTAAGCGCTACCGCAGAAGAATAATCAACGTAGTCAGGGTCAACCGCTGCGCCGTACACAGGGTTAGTCATGTAGTCATACCACACGTCACCCGCTGCCGCGTGAGGGTTGCCACGTAAATAATGTTTAGTAAAAAACGTTAATGGCTGAAGCTGTGTTGTACCTGCGTCACGGTTGTAAACAAGATGCACAATGGCAAAGGCTAGGCTATTCATTTGCCTACCCGTTGCAGGCCATTCCTGCCCAACCGGTACACCATTAGCTAGTGACATCAGGTTTTGTGGTGTTGCCGAGCCAGGCGCTGAACCTCCGATGTCTAAATTAGTGATAACACCACTTGCGTTGGACTTAAACAAATAAATAGACATAAAGCCCGATATTTTGGTATCGGTATTACCTGCGCCATCAATTAACCCGACTACCTTAGTCACATCAGTTGTACTAAAGACTACTTGCCTATCACCGTAATAAAATTTTGACTTATCAAATGTGAATTGCCCATCATCGCTAATGGAACTAATCGCCATAACGTAATACATATTTGATGCGTTGGTCGTCATCACCGCGTCTACAAACTTACCGCCAATATAAGCGTCACCGTAAACGAGTGGTATTGATCTAGTGGTATCGGGTGGCACTTGTATTCTGACGCCTTCATCACGAGCAGAACCAGCTCTTGTGTTTTTTGGCGTTAAGATAGTTGAAACAACGTAAGCAATAGCAATGTTAATCGCCGCAGCGACCGCAATGGCTGTAATTGTGCCAGCCGTTAAACCGATCACACCAACGGCAATAAGAGTGCCTGCTGCTAATGCGTCAACTGCAAACGTAACTGAAAGTAAAAAAATGGCAAGTTTTATCATTATTGAATCCAGTTTTCATCTAATTTAGTAAAGCCGAACTTATTGTATTTTATGTCGGGGCTTGTGGGCATTTTGGTCATTGTAAAAAACTTAATGCGCCCTGACGCTTTTAATTGATTGCCATAGTCTACATATTGTTTCAATAATCGATACCCTAACGAGCCGTTCCTAAACTCAGGTTTGACATACCACGCCATCTCACTTAGCTGTAGCGTTTTATTACACCATAAGCTAGGGGCAATAATACCCATAATAAGACCTTTGTTTGGCTCGATATAAACAATGCCAGCACCTATTAAGATAGTGTCTAGCAACTTATCCCAATACTCAGGGTTGTGAATGTCTTTTAGTGCGGTAATGTTACTTTCGTTTTTAAACTCAATCATTAAATCTATGATTGCTTGCTTGTCAAATTTGGTAGCTTGGCGCATTAGTTTTGATTTCCACCATTCCAATTACTTGTGCCAGTTAAATCGGTAGTATCTGCTACCTCTGGTGAGCCACTAAAATTAGCTGATGTGTCGGCTACGGCTTGACCTCCACTTGTAGGAGGCTTACCAAAATCAAAATAAAGTGAAGCAATGGTCGCTACCCTATTCATGCTTGTGTCATTAGGGTAAAAAATTTGCCAAGGTGTTGAATTTGTTTTCATGCCTGACACGCGGTTCTGAAGCACTAAACGCATTGATGAACACAAGGCGACAACCGTTGCTATGCGTGTACGCAATTGCTCATTAAAGTCTTCATTGATAGCAAAGTTGTTAATAATGCCTTGGTAGCGTTTAAAAAACTGTAATGACGGTGTTGTAATGATTTGGTTGTTGCTATCTAAGAACCCGCGCCATATTTCAATTGTGCTACCTTTTAAATCTGAGTCTAAAATAAGCGCTATGTTGTTTGAGTCAATACCTGTTAGCATCACGCGCAAATCAAACGATGATGCCTTAATGTCGCGCTGTATTTCGCTAATGCCTAAAAAGCTACCCATGCCCGCAAAGGTTGTACCACCAACCGTAATGGGTGAAGCAGCATTGCAAAACGTATGCACCTCATCGGGCATTGTTAATTTGACAAACTCAGCGTAACGGATTGACGGTGCTGATAGCGCAGCCATTGTAGTAGTCATGTTGTGTCCTTAATTTGCAATATTTTCACGAAACACAAATGGCGAATCCCATTGCACAAACGCGCCATCGGTCATCGGGTTAAGCGTATAGGTCGGGCAAGATTCAGCAATTACGTTAAATGTAACATTTTTACCAAGCGTGACAGTTGAACCTGAAGCAGGAACACCGATTAACGGTCTGTGAATAAATACAGTCGTACCTGCCGAGTCTGCGGTTATCTTGTACACATACCCGCCCACCTGTATAAAGTCACCTGCTTTAAATGTGCCGTTGCTTGATAGGGTCAGGCTTTGCGTATTAGGTGTGGGTGTTGTTGCTAAAGTCGCTGCCGTTGCCGTGCCTTGCATCTTATTAAACCATTCAAGGTTAGGCGTATTAAACGTTATGTTTTCAGGCAATTGTCGATCAGCATTGTCGATAGCTTGAATAATACTTCTGACTTGTGGGTAATACAAATAATTATGAGGCATAACAGTAAACACCCAAGGGACTGCGGTTAAGTATTGAGCAACACGCAATTGACCTGATCGACTAACTTGCTGACCAACCGTTCTGCGGTTGTTAACCGTAAGCTGAGTATGAATGTTTAAGATGGTTTGGAAACTCATGTTCTGCTCCGATTGTTCGATATTGACTTATTAGCAAATTGATTAGCCGACCATATCGCCCGTGAGCTTCCGTAAATTCTATCTTCAAAAGACTTGGTATCTATTGCATCAATATAATTGTTTGTAATGTTAGTCGTGCCACCATACTCATCAAGGTTGCGGTTAGGTATGATTGCGCCCGATCTGCCAGGCACAAACAATTCAGGGCCATTCTCACCTACGATACTCGGCCCTGTAATTGTCCCACCGTTTGCAAAGACAGGGAAAGCCACAGCCCCCGCACCGCCTGCTGTTGAGCCTACGCCTGAAGTGGTAGCGCCGCCCAATCCACCTGCACCCGCACCAAATGCGCTCATCGCAAAGCCGATACCCATTTGCAATAATTGACTAGCTTGCATTTGCAATTGTATTTTAATGATGTCTTTAATAACGCTAGTGGCAAAATCACTAAAAGATAATTTGCCCGTATCAACAAAGTTACTAATGGCGGTATTCATGTTGCTTACTAAAGAGCCAAACATATCAGCAGCCATGGCGCCGTAGTTTTGTGCGTCTTCGCTAAATTGAGAAAAGGCTTTATTCCAACCGAAACTAAACGTCATTTGCGATGCAATGGTAGCTTCTTCCATTTGTTTGGTAATCTCAGCATACATTGTGCCTAAGCGTTCAACCTCTAATGCTTGCCTGTCGTACTCGGCTAATGTTTCAGAGTTTGCACCTTGACCCGCTGCCTTTTCTCGCTTGTCTGAGATTTCCTGTAGCTTGGCACTAGTAGCGTCTAGGACTGCGTTAACGGCCTCTTGTACGCGTTTCTCATTGCTTGCCATACCTGCCATGCTTGCTTTGATTTGAAGCATGTCTAAGCCGTGTTTACGCTCTCTCTCAAACTCAGATGCAACTAGTTTAGCCTCTTTTAACATGTTGGCTGTTTTGTCTACAGCTTTTGCGTCTTTCATAGCAGGGGCTTGTAATTTTGCCATCATGCTAGGTCGGTCTGCACCACCTTCTTCTTGCGCTTTGTTTTGTATTGCTTCTAGTTCTTCGCTATATCGAAACGCGTTTGCTATTTTTTCCTTTTGAAAGGCGTCAAAGTCTTTTTCATTTTGCTTTAACTTAATTAATATTTCAGATTGTTTGGTTAACGCTTTCTCTGCTTGCGCGTCAGTTATAGCCATTGAGTATTCAACGTTGGCCATTACATAACTGACAACATCACCCGCATGTTGTAACACTTGTATGAACCCGCGCACAACGTTAATGACGTTACCAATAATGTCAGCAGTAAATGCAAACCCGTAAGCTATTTGATTAAGCCATCTAGGTAAGTCGGTGCGTATGATTTCCTGAATACCGACCCGAAATTGATCTGATTCAACATAAGAATTAAAAAGCGCTTGAGTGATACTGTTTAACAATGGCAATGTAGCGGTTGCCATTTCATTTGCCAAGCCTGTAAAGATGCTACCGAGTTGAGTCAGGCTGTCGTTAAACACTTCGGCTGATTTGCTTGTTTCACCACCAATGACTAAGCCAAGTTTTTCTGCTTCGATTCTGAGCTTTTCTGCGCCTTCTCTGCCACCGTTTAAAAAAGGGATGAGCTGTGCGCCTGATCGCCCAAATAAGCTAATCGCAATGGCCGTCTTGTTTGTGCCGTCAGCTAGTTGTGAAAACCGTTCTGAGATTTGCAATAACGCTTCGTCTGTACTTTCTAAATTTTTGTAATCAATGTTAAGCGCTTGAAAGCCTTTGATCGCTTCGCCCGTGCCTTGCGCGGCATCGCTCATGCCCTTGCTTAAACGAGCCATACTGGTTACTAAGCTGTCTTGACTAACTCCTGCAAGATCGGCTGCGTATGATAGCGCTGAGAGGCTCTCAGTAGTAATGCCTGCCATCTGTGCCTGCTTGGCTAATGTGTCCATATTGTCTATGGATTTTTTAGTCATGTAAGCCATTGCCGTACCCGCAGCAATAATAGCCGTGCCTACTACAACGGCAGCGTTTTTAACTTTGTCTAAGCCTGCCATCGCTCCTTTTAAACCTGACTGAAACTCAGCAGTATTTAAACCTAGAACCACGCCAAGCCGTGCGATATTTGCCATTACATACCCTTTGTTAACAGGCTAGGTGCGCCTGGGCTCATGAGCACAAACGCCAAAAGACTTTGATTGACTTGTTCTTTCTTGTCTTGTTCGCTTAATGGCGGGTAAATGTAATCATACGTATTAGGTATAATGTCTCGCAGTTTATAACCAGCCTTGCCTTTTGGTAACATTTTATTAAATTGCCCTGCGGTCAAATTACCTAAAACCTCTAATAAACCAATGTTACCAATTAAACCAGCGTGATACATGACAGCAATATCGCTAAACGTTTCCTCATCTACAAGTGCTGGGTCAGTACCGTGAGCCGTTAAGTAGGCTTTGACTTGCCTACGGACTGACCCAATTACTTTCCCTTTGTAGCCTGATACGATGGGCTAATTGTTTCGCTAATTAACTTGACCATTTCAAGCTGAATTGCGTAAGGGAATAGCTCATCAATCATTTCGTAAGTAATTGTACTCATATCAAAATCTTCTTCAGGCACTAAGTATTGCATCATTAACGTTATGCGTTCTTGCACCGCAGCTTTATCTTTGGCAAACTTTTTAATTGAGTTGCCATCATAAATAACATCATCATCCGTAATGACCACTTTGTCCGTTGCTTCGGTCAAGTCTTTAGTCATTTCGTTATAAAACTTTGCAATTAATTCCGCGCTAGGTGTTTTTAAACGTTCGTTCATAACGTCTAGTTCTGCGGTCAGCGGTACGCGTACTTTAAATGTATGCCCCGCAAATTCAAAAGACCTAATACGTAATTCGTCTTTGTTTAAATTAAATGCTTTTGATAATCCATTCATTTTGCTACCCTCTTGGCTTGTTTTGCTTTGTATTTTTTAAGTGCTACACCGAGTGACGTACCTAGTGTGCCTGTTACTTGTGATGCTGAACTTTCTAACGCTGGTCGTAAAAATGGTCTTGGTGTCATAGCAACAGTCCCAAACTCTAAAGCAGTTGCTCGCGCATCGCTTTTCGTGCCGACTTGTTTCTGACCTGTCTTCATGTTATTAAATTTTAACTTAGCTAACTTTTTACCCGATGCTGTAGTTACCGCGCCTACAACAACATCGCCAGGGAAAATGTATTTAGACCTAAAATCTTTTCTGCCTGGCTTGCGTGTTTCAACTTGTAGGCTTTGAGCAAGCGCACCCGTGTCTTTAGCTACGAGCGAACGGGCTTTCGCCAGTACAGGTTTCATTGATTGACGCACGGCATTACGCATAATGTTAGTTGCGTCTTTTGTACCAAAGTCGTCAGTTATTTGTTTAAATAACTCAGCCGTTTCTGCCCACCCTTCAAACTGTACGCTAACTACCGTTGCCATTGTTATCACCTTTAATAAGTTTGTGATAGATGCTGTTATTTAACTTCATAACATAGTCGGTCACTTCATCAGGTGACATGTGTGAAGCATGTCGGGCAGCGATTTCGTGGGCTAAGTTAATGCCTGTGATTCTTTGCTGAGTAAACCCAAACCAATTTTTTGTACCTGAATTGGCTTGAGTTAACAGATAGTTTAAAAGCTCGTTGCTATTTTGTATTGTCGTACTCATGTTTAATCTTCTTTTTTAGCTTTAGGCTTTGGGTTGTACTTAGCTAAATGTTGTAAGCACAGTTCTTCAACCGTTCCGACTTCGGCAACTTCTAATGCTTTGTGCACTTCGTTAGCGTCAACAATTAAAGTAAGCGCCACCGAATCCAAGCTACGGTTAGTGGTTGAAAGCGTTTTAATTGCATCGGCTAATTTCATGTGTTGTTACTCCAACCGTATTGATTACCGCGTGGGTGGATAGTAAATATACACTTAGCCTCGGCGCCTGGTTGCGAATCAATTTGAAATTGAGACACACGCCCATTAAACGCGTAGGCAATAGTATTTGCACCATCAACCGCAGCGATAACAAAAGTACGATCAATAACACCGCTTGTTGCATCACCACGCATTAAAAGCAATGACGCATCAGCAGGATTCCATGGAGCTGTAATGGTCAACGATGTAGGGGCGGCTTGTGTCGGGATTTTGTCAGATTGACGACTTCCCGCAAGGCTGTAGTTAGCCATCGCGTCATCTTGACCAAATGCAGGCACAGCTTCAATGTTAATTGCTACGCCAGCCGTTCCTGTGCCGTTTGCGACTGTTCCAACAATTGTTGCAACTTGCGCTGTCCAGATTGACAAATTAGCTGTGCTAAATGCCGTAGGTGTCGAGCCTGATTGTGCAAAAAGTGAAGTACTAAAGCCTGGCAGTACTTTATTAGGGATTGCCATAACTGCTCCTTAAACGCTGTTAGACCAACCGTACTGGTTGCCCCGTGGGTGTATTGTAAATATTGCTTTTGCTTCCGCGCCTGGCTGTGCGTCAATTTGAAACTGTGACACGCGCCCGTTAAATGCGTAATACACAATATTGGCACCGTCTGTGGCCGAGATAACAAAGGTACGATCTACTATGCCTGAGTAAGCATCGCCACGCATAATCAATAACTGTGCATCGCTTGGATTCCAAGGCGCTGTAATGGTCAAGCTAGTAGGCGCTGATTGCGTAGGTATCTTGTCTGATTGACGTGAGCCAGCAATTGAAAAGTTCGCCATTGCATCGTCTTGACCAAATGCAGGTACGGCCTCTACGTTCACAAGGTTGGCTGCAACTGCAATAGGTGACACGCTTGCTACTAAAGACAATTGAGCAACGGTCAACGGTGTGGGTGTAGCCAAAGGTTGAGCATAAAGAGCTGCGCTAAAGCCGGGTAATACTTTGTTTGGAAGTGCCATGATTATTCCTTAATAAAAGTGGATTCTGTCTTATGTTGGAATGTCCAAAGTACAATCCAGTATTACTTGTTGCAGCCCTATTTCATTATCATATGTATTATAAAGCCAATCGACATCAGCCTTAGCTATATAAAAGCCTGTCGAACCGCCAAATTGCCCTGAGTAGCCATGCAATGATTGTAGTATTAAATTACTGGTATTCATAGCATCTTCAAATAAAGTCGTGAATATGGATATTTGAAAAATTGGCCTGTCAATGCTTTTGTTGTTTTGGTTTGTACCCGTAAAAACGTCTTGATGTATGTTGCGTAAATTCCACGTTAAAAACTTTGGTTCTGTTGCAAAGTTACGGTTAAAGTTTGCATACACAGGAATAGGCGTCACAATGCTTGCCAGTTGATACTGTATAGCCTTGGCATAGGTTGCGGGGTTGTTTTGGCTCATACAGGGGTCGCTGGGTCGTTTCTATAACAGGTAAAAGTAATGCTCATTCTGTCGTCTGATTCATAACAATCAATAATGCGCCAATCATACCCGCGCCAATCCATTGAGAACAAGTTTTGCTGATCAACGATTTGTTTCATATTCGGCGTGTAATTGAACGTTAATGTTACTAAATCAGTATAAAGTCTATACCTTTCCGATATTCTTAAATTATTTCTAACGTCTTTCACAATAGCGCGTGAAGTAAACCATTCTGTGATGGTAGTCGTCTGTTCACCGTACAAACTAATGCCATTTGTAACGTTGTTAATAACTACATTTTCGTAACGAGCAATCGCCATTTAATCTACCTTCACATGACGAGTGGTTTGTATAACCGTAACAAAGTCGCTACGCCAAATGGTATATCTTGCAATGCACCAACCGTGGTATTACTGCGGTTGTTATATATATGAGTTAATAACATTAGCCCTGCTTGTTTAATAACAGGGTATTGAGCAATCGGGTTAGCGTTACACGTAAAATTGACGACTACAGGGTTAGCATTACTTGTATTGTTTACTTGTGGCAAACCATTGACTACTACGCGGTTTCCAGTTGGATCATAAAAATAATTAGAACTTGCTAATGCCGTTAAAACAGGCGGTGTATCTGCGTTGTAATATTTAACCGCATTAATGGTAACACCCGCTTGACTTTGGTAGGCTTGTGACACTTGCGGTAAGTCTAAATACACTTGTGACGTACTGAGGTCGCTAAACGAGCCGTAGTAAGCCTCATAAGTAACAGGCAATATAGACATGCCTAAATAGTCTTCTATCGCCATACGGGTTGCTAATTCAATACTGCTCAAATAGCTGTCTTGGCTTTCGTCTTGAAATAGATTAAGCTGTTGCGTAATCTCATCAAGGCTTAACCATTGGGTTGTGATGTCGCGGTCAACCTGCTCAACCTTTTGATAGTTAAACGGGTTGCGACTAGTTCCAAAATATGGCGAGAATGAATCTAGCGACATGTTATACGCCTACTAATCTGACGCCTGCAAATACATCACGAATGGTTGAACAAACCCGTTTCTCAGCAAACAGATATAAAAAGCCTAGGTGACGTTTGATCAAAACGTTTAATAGTCATTTCCCCATTATCTGCAATGGTCATAAACTGCGACCAATCAGCAAGGTAAACAGGGTATTTGCCAGCGCCTGAGACATCCATGTATGGGTTAGGAATGACTCGATGGCCAAAGATATAAACCGCTGCACCGCCGTCATCATCGCCCACTTCTAAAAAGTTGTTGGCAGTTGTTGAGGCTTTTAACTTTCTAAGCGCACCAATAGTTGTGGGGTGCATCATAAACGCTGTGTAATCTTTATACAAATATTGGCTTGGTAACGCTGCCTGTAAATTAGCTAAGTCGTCATAAGCTACCGCTGTGTTGGCTGCTTGGTTAACTTGCAATACTGTGTGTAAACCGTTCGTAATAGCCGAACCGCTTGTACCAAACGCTGCCGAACTAGTCGAACCTGTATAACTATTAAGCCCACGTAAACCGCTTGTTGCACCAAAATTATCTGTGGTGCTACCTGCTTGATCATTGTTTAGCATCATTGATAATGCTTCTTGTTCTGCAAACTCAAGCATCAGGTCATCGACAATAGCTTCTTCGAGACCATTTATATCTGATAGAATTGCTGTACGGACAGGTACGCCTGCATTTATTGAGCGTACAGGTAATTGCCAAAATGAGGTTGCAATGTTTGGCAAACCTGCATTGTTGTTAATGCCATAGCCCCATGGGTTATTAGCACCGTTTTGTATTAATGTACCGTTACCAGTCTTAACAACAAAGGCCTGCTCTGACCCTGTTGTTTGAATAATTCTTGCGCCATCTCTTAGCGGGTTATGTTCACGCTTTGATGCAAATGCAACATCGTAACTAACACGACCACCAACACCTGTGCCTGAACCAGTAAGGGCTGATGCCTCTCGTAAGTTGACAGTTGCTTCACCTTCTAGCAGGGCTTGTTTTACTGATTCAAGGATTAAGCTCTTAATTGTCATGCTGGTTCCTTAACTATTTGTTTGCGTTTTGCCCATGATTGTTTCATAGCCAAAGAAGTAGATGCTGCAATTTTTTGTTTGGTTTCATCTGACAATTTTTTGCCAACCATTCTTGTATTGCCAATAAGTGATAATTTTATTCTTTCTTTATGTTCTGCTGTTAATTTATTGCCGAGTGTTCGAGTGTTATTTAACAATGACAAACTAATTTTTTTTCTGTGTTCTACGCTATGTGATTTGCCTTTTCTTTTTTCTACTGATTTTTTTATTGCATCTGGAGTATTAATTTTACTGACCCCAGAGACATATTGTTCTTTTGCTATTTTTGACCTTTTAAGCTTCCAATTGTCATCAGGCACCCAGCCCGTAGAACCTTCGCCACCATCTGTCATGTTTGCTAAAGTGTAATTCATTTTTTTAAACGAATATATTAAAACTTTTTCATGCTCAAATGCTTCAGATTCTGTTTTCCATGTAGCTAATATTTTAGAAAAAAAACCATGTTTATTAACAATATTATTCCAAAAATTATTTCTGTTGTTGCTTACAGTATGACGAATACCTTTGCCTTTTCCAATGTAGAAAAGTTCTCCAGTATCTTTTTTATAATGCGCGTAAGTGTAAAACATATTACCCAGTGTAAGCGACAAGGGGTTTCCCCCTTGCCTTTTTTATTACATCAAGTTGCGGTTCCTGAACTTCTGTAGCGAACAAGAGCAAACGGGTCAACGACTGAAGTTGCTAAACGTTTCTCACCGTAGAAAGTGATAAAGCCTGGCAACGTTTGATCGTATCTACGCAGAATCATATTTAAACGATCAACAATGGTGAACCCTTTTTGGAAGTCGCCAAAGTACATTGGGTACAGACTGGTTGTGCCAGCTGCGCCTGTTGTCGCTTGTGATGGCAAGTCTAAGTATGTAGACTCAACTACGTCAAAACCAAGCATCGTACCAATCACGCCGTCAACCGATAAACCTTGATTACGATTAAAGATAGGTGCGCCTTGTGAATCAACTAAGCCACGAATCTGAGCCATAAAGGTTGAATTAACCATGAACTTGCTTGTAGGCACACGATACTGAGGTGCTAAAGCAAATACAAAGTTTACCAAGTCTTTATAAGTCACATTCGCTGCGCCGACTGTGTTGGCGTTTGTGGTCAATTGGTCGTAAGTGGCCAAGCTATGTAAACCAGAGCTAGAACCTGTACCGCTTGTGCCAAACGCTGCAACAGTAGTTTTACCGCCTGCGTAAGTACCTGCTGCGCCTGCGTATTGATTCAAACCACGTAGACCGTTAGAGCCACCGTAAGGTAATGAGGTTGCGCCTTGATCGTTGTTTTGAATCATTGAAAAGGCTTCAGCTTGGCTAAATTCTGCCATCATGTCTGACACTACATTGGCTTCTAAACCGTCAATGTCATCAAGCGCTGCGGTACGAATTGGAAACTGTACGTTCAAGTCTTGCAAAGTAAGTTGCCAAATGTTGGTGCCTTGGGTTGTGGCTGCACCGTTGTTCTGGATTGCATAACCCCAAGCCGTTCCAGCGTTGCCTACTTTGCTTCTAAACTGATAAGTAGAACCATCAGTACCGACTGAACGAGCAACGCCACGCATAGGGTTAGCTAAACGCAAAGCAGCAAAGACTGGATCGTAAGCTGTACGACCACCAACACCCGCACCGCCACCCGTTAAGGCTGAAGCCTCTTTTAGGTATGCGTCATACTGTGATTCATCGGCAAACATTGTTAATTCTTTTTCAACCTTTGCGCCCGATTTGTAAAAGTTGCTAATCTGCTCTTTTACTGAACGGTTTACTTCTTGCGAAATAGATTGATAGGTTTTAACAATAGCAGGGGCTTGAATTGATGACACTTTGGCTTCAAGCGCTGCCACTTTTTCTTCAAATGATATTTTGGCTTCTTCTACTGCTTGAATAGCCAATACTTTACCTTCTTCAATCTTGGCAACGGTGTTGGCTTCGATCTCATCTAGCTTAGCAATAATTTGTTCAGACATGATAAATCCTTAAAGTCGTTTGGATAATGCTTTTAACAATTCTCTTTCTTGCAATGCTTTGAGAATGTTATCAGCTTCATTGACCACCGTATCAGACTCACTCTGACTTGGGGCAGATTCAAGAGCTTTGACAGCATCACGCTGATCAAGGGCTTTCTTGAGAACGCAAGATACGGCGGTCGCATCTTTTCTCGAAACACCTGCATCACGCAGGGTCTTCTCGATTATTCGCTGATTTAAATTGCCATCAGCATGGAAATATTCTAATTGATGAATACTGGCCTCTGGGTTGTTAGGATACATAACCACAGACACTTCACGCAAACCACCTTTTTTAATCTGGAAGTATGCGTCTGTATTCTCATCGCCTAACTCCATTGGGTTGCCTTCAGCGTCTACATAACAGGCTTCGTCTGCATATGCGCCAACAGAAACACCACCAAACAAGTTAGGTGATTCTTTTAACACTTTGTACATATCGTTACCGACTGTTGTTTCTAAAAACAGTTTGCCGTTAGCCGTCATGCCTTCGTCATCAAAGGTAAACTTTTCCCATTGCCCAACTGGCATACCCATATCATTATGGTTTAAAAACATAGGCAATGGTTTGCCTGACTGCTCAAATTCTTTAGCCCAATCTGCAAAACCTTCAGGCTGATAATTAAACCTACGCCCGTCTGCGCCTTCTCTAGCACCCCATGTCGTAACACGTGCTTCTATTGTGCCACTAGGTTTGGCTTCGTCTGCGGTTTGCCCTAATTGGACTTTTGCCTCGCAAACTAACGTGATGTTTTTCATTTATTGCCCCGAAAGATATTGACTGGTCGTAATCTTGTATTTTGGGCTTTGTTTCTATTTTCGGTAGTTTAACACTAGGTTTCTTAATTTGCGAATTTAATAGAATACATTGCTTATTGTCAATCATATTATGTTGTTCCTATATTTGCTCGACGTTTTTGATTACCGCCTCCACCGCCCGTGTCTTGAGCGGAACTGCCTGGCATTAAATCGGTTGGCTTGCCATTTGCGCCCAATTCGTCATGACCGTCAATTTTAGGCATATTTAGATACTCTCTAGCCTCATTTGGCGACATGATGCCAGCATTTACGCCCTGAACGGCAAAGTTAATCTGATCTAACGCAGCGCCTTTTAAAAAGTCTTTAGTATCAAAGCGCACAACTAAATTAGGAAAGCCTTTAAACAAATGACTGTTTAACTTTTGCTCAATGTTAATAATCATTGGATACATGGTGGCCTTGTAAAACTCATCCATCATTGTTTGGGTGTTGTTGTATTTTTGGTCGGCAATACCCAGCATTGAGGGAGGTACGCCAAACAAACCGCATATACGCTTCATTGTTTGGGTTTTTAATTCAGCCGTTTGGGTGTCTTGCAAGGTTAAAACGTCTAACGGTTGATACTTCATGCCTTGGTCGAGCAACATGCCTTGACCAGGCTTTGACAAGTCGGTAGAACGACTACCCGTCATGCTTGACCATGCCTCTTTTAACCTTGAGGCAATCTCTTTATATTTCGCGTCAGGTATTACTTGATCTGTAACAAACATACCGCTCGGCTTTGCGCCATTTTGCATAATGAAGTTTGCATACAGGTCTATGTCTTGATCAAGCGCTACTAGCTCAGTTGCTAGGATACCTTTGTTAAAGCCTGCTGAACCTTGCCACGCGGCTTCTTTAATGTGCATGACTTGATGATGAGACAAAGGCTTATCGTTGTTAAAACCGTAACTTGGCGTTGATAATTGATAAGTTGGATAACGAGCCTCAGTCAAACGTGAGCTAATTAGCGTTGAGTCTAAGTTATACATCTCAATAGGCGTTTGCAGGCTTTCCTCTTGCTTGGCTCTCCACCATAGCGTGAACGTTTCACCTGCTAAATCTTGCCACATGCACCATTGATACCAAAATTCGTATTGGCTTTGAAAATTATTGGGACAACGTAACAGGCTTAGTACTTGTTTTGCTTTTGCCTTGTCCCGTGCGCCGACCTTGGCTGATGCAAGTGCGTCAACAAACGTGCCTTCGTCTGTTTTGGTCATAATGCTAATTGGCAACTGAGCTAATGCACGAGCCTTGACACCAACCGCAGCCATTACCGTACTATTGCGGGTCAGAACCGACATATCCACGACACGACCTGCTGTGGTGACGCTAGAAGTCGTTACATATAAAAGCTGTTGGCTTACAGTTTGTTTACCGTTTTGCCCTTGATAAAGGACATTATTGCCAAGTTGGCCATTTCCGAATAACGTATTAGCCTCATTTTGGGGTGCTTTTTTCCCTTTGAAAATGTCGAAAAGACCCATGTTTTCACTCAATCAGTAAACAATTGTTAATCAATTTTAAATTAAAAGCTACGAAAACCAAAACTATTTGAAACAGTTGGGTTGTCTAGGCTAGAGTGCATAGCAATAATCAGCGCAATAATGCCATCTACCTTGGCTGCTTTGTCTGCTTCGTTTTTCCTAACCTTAATATTACTATTAACGTCTGTGTAAACTTCACAGTTGCCTAATTGCCAGCCTACAAATGGGTTGCCATCGTGTTTAATCTGATGGTTTAGGATAAGTTTTTCAACCTGTTTGCTAGGGTTGTTTAACACCGCCATGCTTTGACCGACCTTTTTAACAGGTATACCCGCTTCATACAATCGGCTCACAAGCGCGGCTGAGTTGTACGAGTCATACGCTACTTCTTTAACATCATACAGCCCACATTCTTTGATAATGTATTCGCTAATTTCCCGATCATCCATTACATTGCCTTCGGTCAACTTTAAAATGCCAGAACTAATAGCCACTCTAAAAATGTCGGCATAGTGTTTAGGTATTAAATCAAAGCCAGCCTCTGGCAAAAAGAATTGCCAATGCGCTTCATAATCCAATTCACCAAACCGTTTTAACGTGCAGACAGCGTTTAAGTCGCGTGTCGCAGCCAAGTCAAAACCAATATACACCGCGTCAGGTTGACGGTCATGTTCTGTAATCAGCGATTTAGCATCATCCCAATAAGCACGGTCTAACCATGCAGTATTAGCAGATACAAATATGTTTAACGTTTTACATAAAAAATCATTTAATGCAGCGGGTTTGTGTTTAGCTTCCTCTGCTCGTTGTGCAATAGCTTCGTTAAATACCGAAATGCCGTGCATGGGGTTAGCTTTAGCCCAATTAATAGAATCGCGCCAATCGTCTTGAGGGTCTAACCCATAAAGTAAGCCAAACCATTTTGGGTTATCTTCAGCTTCGCCATTTAACATCGAGCGCAACATAGACATATCTTCGTGAAATTTGGTGTCTTTAGTAAATGAAGCAGTCGTAATGTAAATGCGTAGCGGGTTTTGTCTGGCCACCATACCCGAGTGTAGTACTTCAATACTGTTGCGATCAACGATCTGCGCTGCTTCGTCAACAATAACGCATGATGGGTTTTTACCGTCACCTGTCTTTTTGGTGTCTCTGCTTAATGCCTTAAAAATAGATTGCGCGTCACCAACCTTTTTAATCTCGTATTTAGATTGGTTAAACAGACGACTAAACTCTGTGGGCATATTGTCAATAAAACCTTTAGCTGCATCGAAAACAATAGTCGCCTGTTCGCGGTTAGTAGCCAAGGTGTAAACCTCTGCCCCCGCTTCACCACAAAATAACTCATACAAACCAATCAAGGCTGTTAATGTAGACTTACCTGCCTTGCGTGGAATGTACACAATGACATCAGACACCATTCGTTTGTTACGGTCTTTTTTATCTCTGAACCCGTATATAGCGCAAATCAAAAACACTTGAAATGGCTCAAGTTTTATCGGTTGCCCTGCTTGGTGGCCTTTNGTGTGNCGTAACTGTCCNGCAAAATCAATNACGTGTTGCGGGTAATCTTCATCAAATACCCACCGCCACTCTTGGTTTTCGTATTGATTTAAAAATCGTTGGCAGGCAAGACGNACATCACGGCAAACNTTAATNTTNCCTTTAGCAACCTCTTTGGCNTAGACAACACCCGNTTGCCAGTTCACCCTTTCGGCCCTCGTAAGAATTTAGAAATGTCTGCATCTTTGTTAGTTTTATTTAAACTTAAACGCCCACGTGGAGTTAACCCTAATTCGTTCATAAGCTGAATAATCAACGTGGTCAATTTCATTTGCAATTGTATAAATGGGCTTGCACCTAAATTCTGCCCACCGTTAAAGTTTACAACTAAGCCTGTTTCTTGTTTGCCAATAGCACAAGTCATGTAGTCATCCATGTAATTTGCCAAAATGCTTATCGTGTGTTTGTCTTGGTCATTACCAATTCCGTACACCTGAAATAAAAACTCAGACGTTTCTTGAATAAATTTTTGTTTATCCCACGCGCTTGGATTGTCCAACCATTCGGCTGCGGGAATTCGTTTCTTTAACGTTTCAGGTAATGACGCCACGTTACGGGTAGACTTACCCATAGGTTTTGTGCCATCAATTAAATGAAGTTCAGGAGGTTTTTTGTTCATACAAACTAGTTTAGTGCAAAACCCCCCTTGTGGCAAATTTACCTGTGGCTTTTTGTGTCCCAAGGTTGCTGTAGCTAAAAACCCTTATCTTTAAGTTTCTACCCCTCATTTACCACCCTTCTGTAGTCATTTATCGAGTAGTCCTGAGAGGGTGTCCCGTATCGCCTAAATATTCCCTTTTGCTCTAGTTGTGTCTTACTGTTGTGACAGCTCTGGCATAGGCTTTGATATATGTTGTGTGTGAAGCCATTAGAGCCCACCTGACGCCACGGAAACACATGGTCAAGGTGTAGGGCAGGGGTAATGATTCCAATCGACTGACAGCCCGCACAGAGGGGGTATTGACTAAGCTGTATCTGTCTAAGTGTGCGCCATTGTGTCGAGCTGTACTTTGCCGATGCTTCCTTCCTGTGTTTAGTGTTGTTGTATCGCTTGTAGTCAAACGTATCACGACCACCATGCTCTGTGCATAAGCTACTGAACTTAGCCTTAGTGTTGTTACATCCTAGTGAGCTACACCTTGTGGCCGTGGGTACAGTAGGCATTAACTTACCTTATCCAGTAAACCAAGCGCTGTCTTATACGACCATCGTTGATGCGTGCTCAAAGCTTCTCCCGCCTCATCACGCGCCTTAAGTCTCTTAGCCCATGCCTTATAGTCCTTATCCTTGGCAGGCTCTACAAGGGTCTTAATCATCTTTAGAATCTCACTATCAACAAGGTCTCCAGGGGCTTTGGGCGACTCAAGGTGTTTGTAGTCAGGTTTAGGCGCTTGCTTGCATANNNTTTTAAATTGCAAAAGGTTAGGGCAATAGTCGGGTAGGTTCTCTAATGCCCAGCCAATAGCCTTTAGGTTGTCTGCAAAGGGTGCGAGTTCATGCGCCCATGCTGTCTTCACGTCTGATACAGGTACGTCTGCCCATTGCCGTGTCCATTGCGCGCCATAACTCGCAGCTAGACGTTGAAATAAGCGNTCAATTGCTTGGGTCGATAGGCTCATTGTTCTATCCTTGTAAATGTGGTGTCAATGGNGCTGTTGTTGTCTGGCCATTGCAAGCCTGTCATCTCTTCCCACTTCTTGCGCCTATTCTGTTCGTCTCGTTCGGCAAAGGTCAAAGGCTTGTTTTGCAAAGTAGATTCAAGTCGCATGGGCTGTACATTCATAATATCGTCTTCCCAATGCTTGCCCTTAAGCCAGTTCACACAGTCTTTAATAAAACCTTCTTTGACCTTGCGACTTTGCCTGTATTCCAACACGCCCGATTTAATCTTGTCTTGCAACTCTTTGTCAGGTGCAATCTTTTTCCATTCTTTAAACGCTGCTGACTTGCCTTCATGCTTTGGGTAATCAAGCCAAAATTCTTCAAAGTCTGGGGTATATATGTATTTAGTAGTTTTATTAATAGATGAAGGTGAAGGTGAAGGTGAAGGGGGAGCCTTGGGGGAATCCTTCAGGGACACCTTGGGGGAATGTTTAATGACTTCTTGCGCCCACCACGCTTTAAAATACTCATCTTCTAGCACTCTTGGGTCAAGTTTGCCGTATTTAACGTAATTTCCGATGATAGATTTCTTAATCTGAGCCTTTTTAAGGTCTTCTGACCTATCCTTTTCTTGCTCTACTCTTAGGTGTACCCACTCCCCGTCTTGTCCCTGAAAGAATCCCTGAAGGACTCCCCGATGCTTTCCCCAAGATTCGGGACTTAACCGAGTAATGTTGGCCAATATCGCATCGTCATCGGGTAAGCGACCATTTCGCCAGTAATCCATCAGCAACAGTAAGTATGCGCCGTGTTGCTCAGTTGTAAGCCTTGAGGTGTCTGCTAAGTAGTCGCCAATATAAAGTGGCATCCAAATGTCAGTCTTCATGTTGACACCTTTATTTTTCTGCTTGTAGGTTTTAAAGATAATTTGGCTTTTTTTATAAACTGAGGCAAAGATAAAAGTAACGACTCTGCTTGTTCTACAGTTAAAAAAATTGTATTGTCTTGATGATGACCGTCTGTAACATATTGACAAACGCGTAAAATGCGATCTTCTTGTAAACTGCGCCATTGCTTAATAATTACGTGCCCTTTTGTGCCAACCTTAAGGTCAGCTTCAATACTTAATTGATTATATAAAATCATTTTGTAGCCTCAAAAAAAAAGACTTAGGCGGGACACTCACCTGTTAGGTGTTGGCGGACTGGTCAGCACCAGCAGTATCCCGTCTAAGTCTTGCTGAAAATATGCCCCGCCAAGGGATAGTTAATTATATACGAAAATTGATCATGTATACAAATAGCTAAAAACTATCAATAATGCAATACTTATAAATATATATTTCGCACAACATATGTAATTTGTGTTTTAATTACTTATGCACTTAACAAACACTAAGGAAAGCAAAATGAAATATAAATTAAACATAACTCGTGATGTAGATACAGATGAACCAGATGTTTTTATTCTGAATTTGCCTAAAGGTTTTAAATTTACACATGACTCAATGACAATAGAACACGTACGCGGTTATGACAGCATAAAAGAGTTACGTGAAGACATTAAACATTGGGTGTCAAACTGCGATTGTGTAGATTGCAAAAATTAACTTAACCCACGGAGCGAACGCTTCTGCACACATAAACGGTTTTAATTCGATTAAAGGAACAATAATGACTAAGCAATGGGTAAGCCTAACAGACGAGCAAATAACAGAACTGTTAAAGCGCGTCACTATAGAAGCTACTCTAGACATGCTGTACGTCACAGAATCGGGCATGAACGTATTTGCTAGACAACTTGAACAACAATTAAAGGAGTTAAACAAATGAAACGCTATCTAATTAAAGCATTGCGCGTACAAGAGGTGTCAATGATGGTGTGCGCTCATGACGAAGATGACGCATTTGACCAAGCGCTTAAATATCAGTCTGACTTTGATATTGACTTTACTCGCACAATTGATGAAGTCGAAGAAATTACAGATGTGACTAACGACATAGA